TCATAAGGGGGGTATCGCGAAATGGAGTAGGAAAGCGCCTCAAACCTTGAGGTACAAGCAGTTTTAGAATCTGATTTTTGCGTAATAGTTTAAAACAAAAACAATAAGGTTGGACGCTTAGCTGAGCTCAGAAGTGAGCCCAGCGAGGCGTTCTTTTGTTTCTGGAGGTGTATAGAACATGACTAATGAAGAACGACAGAAAATAACAGAATTACGCATAAATGGCTTCGGATACAAGGCGATTGCAGCAGCAATGGGCCTTAACAGGAACAATGTACGTAGCTATTGCCAGCACCATGGTATTAGCGGCAGCTCAGTTGTAGTGGCTCTGAACCTTGATGAGCAGAAGAATGCGTCTCTTATCTGCAAGCACTGTAACAAGAAACTAACTCAAGCATCAAGAGGTAGAGTGAGGAAGTTCTGTTCGGAAACATGTAGAAGAAACTGGTGGCAGCTTCACCCGGATAAGAGAAAACCTAATGAGAATGCCATAAAGAAATTAACCTGTAGCCATTGCAATAATGAGTTCGAAAGCTATGGAACCGCAGAAAGAAAGTATTGCAGCCATAACTGCTATATCAAATCAAGATTTTGGAGAGATGAAGATGGAGTTTAAAAAGCTAAGAATAGATGACCTGATACCAGCCGGCTACAATCCCAGAAAGAAGTTGAAACCTGGTGACAGCGAGTTTGAGAAAATCAAGAACAGCATTAAGGAGTTCGGATATGTTGATCCTGTGATAGTCAACAAGGACAGAACAGTCATTGGAGGCCACCAGAGGATTTCAGTCCTTAAGACTTTGGGATTCGAAGAAATCGATTGTGTGGTTATCGACATAGACAAAACCAAAGAGAAAGCACTGAATGTGGCCCTCAATAAGGTATCGGGATTCTGGGACGAGAACATGCTGGCAGACTTGTTGAAGGACCTAGAAGGTCTAGACTATGACCTGAAGTTCACTGGATTCGATCCGCCAGAGATTGATCAGCTCTTCACCAAGCTTCACGATAAGGACGTTAAGGAAGACGATGAGTTCGATTTGACGAAAGCCTTGGAAGAAGCTAGCTTTGTTAATCGAGGTGATGTTTGGACTGTTGGCAGACACCGGCTTGTTTGTGGTGATTCAACCAAGGCTGAAGATGTTGAGAAGCTAGCCAATGGAAAGAAGATAAACCTTGTAGTTACTGACTTGCCTTACGGCGTCTCATATGTCGGAGGCTCAGGGCTTTCGATCAAGAATGATGATTTGAAGGGTGAAGAATTCTATAAGTTCATTCTGGATGCATTCAACAATATGGCAGCGAACATGGCTCCAGGAGCCTCGATCTATGTATTCCATGCTGATACTGAAGGACTTAATTTCAGAAAGGCATTTGTTGACGCAGGCTTTCACCTCAGTGGTGTATGCATCTGGAAGAAGAACTCTCTGGTACTTGGCCGTAGCCCATACAACTGGATCCATGAACCAATCCTGTATGGTTGGCTAAAGACTGGCAACCACAAATGGTATACAGGTAGATCTGAGACTACAGTATGGAACTTCGATAAACCAAAGAAGAATGAGAGTCATCCAACTGAGAAACCAATTGGTCTCTTAGCCTATCCCATAAAGAACTCATCCCAGGTCAATGGAATTGTAATGGACACATTCTTGGGATCAGGATCAACAATGATTGCCTGCGAGCAGACAGACCGAATTTGCTTTGGAATGGATCTTGATGAAAAATATGTGAGCGTGGCCTTGAGGCGCTACGTTAGTTTCACTGGGTCAGATAAGGATGTGTTCGTTGAGCGAGAGGGAGTTAAGATACCATATTCTGATCTCGTCAAAGAAGTACAATTAGAGAAGAATTGATTGAGATGCCAGAAAATGCTTTATTTAAACAAGTAGCTGAATAAAATAAACAATCCTTGTTTACCTCTATCACATTATCTATAATTAAATAAATAACTGAGATAAGAGGTATATTATGGGATTGTTTGATAAGTTGAATGGACCTGTCATGTATAAAGATTCTGATGAAACTAAGAAACTGTTGGAGGAATTAAAGAACCTGCGGGATAAAGCTGTCGGAGATACTACGCGTCTTATTGAACAAGATATAAGATTATTAGAGTATGGGATAAAGGGTGAAGAAAATGTCATCTTTGAGTTAATGAACAGTTTCATGCCAATGCTTATTCTGAGGGACTTGCATTATGAGTATGAAGGCCTCAGCGCACAAATAGATTTTCTAATAGTTACACGGAAGTTGATACTAGTAATTGAATGTAAGAATCTATTTGGTGATATCGAAGTCAATAGTAGTGGTGATTTTATTAGGACTTTAGAGTTTGATGGAAAGAAGAAGAAAGAAGGTATTTATAGTCCAATTACTCAGAACAAGAGACATCTCGAGATTATCAAAGCTATGAGGAAAAAGGACATAAGCAATGCCCTAAGAAAGATGATGTTCGAAAAATTCTTCAATGATAATTTCAAGTCTATAATTGTGTTAGCCAATCCTAAGACTATTTTGGGTGTTGATAAGGCAAGCAAAGATGTTCGTAACCAAATCATTCGAAACGATCAGTTGATCAGCTACATTAAAGAACTAAACGCAACAAGCAAGAATGAGCAATCGAGTGATAAGACAATGTATGAATTAGCAGAGACTTATGCAAATTATCATAATCCCTTATCGAAAGACTATACTTCAAAATACGTGGCATTAGATAAACCAAATGAGCAAGGAAATAATGAGGATAAGGATCAGATCATTGAGAATTCACCAATTTATAATGAACTCAAGAAATACAGACTTGATAAGAGTAAAGAAGAGGGTATAAAAGCTTATTATGTTTTTACAAATGCCCAACTTGAGGAACTGATTCAAAAGATGCCAGATTCGATTGAAAGCATTAAAGGGATCTCAGGTTTTGGTGAAGTTAAAGCAAGCAAATATGGAACAGACCTCCTCACGATCTTAAAGAATTATCGGTAGAGATAAGTAGATTTCAGCGTATAGAATAGCTTGATATAACCTGTGTTTAGAGTGATATATGTACTACCAAGAAAACACAGGAGGTATTGAAATGGACAAGAAGGAAGTAATCAAGGCGTTTGAAGAGAAGATGGGAGCAAAGGCCAAGTACAAAGGAGCACCAACCTTCAGCTATGAAATCACAGACGGAAAGACAACGTACACCATCACAAGAACTGGAGAGGTCATCAATTCAGCAGGAGTTGAACAGTTACTTGAGAGCATACTCAACCGCGAATCCAGCGAGGACGAGATAACCTACACAGAGCGAGTGCTAATAGGGGAGAGTCCGGTTAAGCAGGACTGGGTGATTGAGGTTAGCCTTCATGGACATACAGGAGCAACGATTCGAAACCTTATCAACATGATCGCCAGCAAGCAAAGGCTTTTAGCCTTATCGTTAGGCCTTGATTGGCGGCCTGTGGGGCTCGGTGTTGCGGAGGAATTAGCTGAGGCAAAGGTAACGGACCTGAAGGAACTTGAGACTGCCCTGGAGCCTTTAAAGCCGCGACTGCAGGGGCTCAGAATCGACCTAAGTAGGCAGGTTCCGGTGGCATTTTTCGATACCGAGGGGATCAGCGAAGATAAGGTCAAAGCACTTAGAGAAGTTCTTAAGGCCGCAGCAAACCAGGCCAGGCAACTGAAGTACGCATCTTACAAACCTTCACAGGATGACAACCCAAAGTATGCTTTGAGAGTGTGGCTTATAAGGTTAGGACTAAACGGAGATGAGCACAAGGAAACGAGAGCAGCCCTTCTAAAAGGCCTTGAGGGTAACGGAGCCTTTAGAGGAATCGAACCAAAGATAGAAAAGTAGATTGAAAAGCAAATTGAGCCTTCGGGCTCTTTTCTCATGGAAGGAGGTGACGACCATGGCAACTAGAGGAAGGAAACCTAAACCAACAGCTATAAAGGTACTGGAAGGAAATCCGGGAAAAAGGACCTTAAATGAATATGAACCAAAGCCGGATAAGAAGATGCCCAAGTGTCCTGTGTGGCTTGATGCTGAAGCCAAGAAGGAATGGAGAAGAACTGGTAAGCTCCTTGAGACCATGGGAGTCCTCTCTGAAGTAGATATGGCAGCCTTCGCTGGTTACTGTCAGGCTTATGCCAGGTGGAAGGAAGCTGAGGAGTTCATAACCAAGCATGGAACTATAGTGAAGACTCCATCAGGGTATTGGCAGCAGGTACCGCAGGTATCAATAGCTCAGACTTACCTGAAGATAATGAATCGTTTCTGTGAGCAGTTCGGGCTGACACCATCAGCTAGGAGCAGGATCGTTACTGATAAGCCGCTTGAGAGTGATGATCCAATGGAGCTCCTTCTTATTAAGGGAGGTGCCGGAGAATGACATATGTGATAATTGAAAGAGAGTCCTACATTACAGGCTACACCAGAAACGGTGTGGCTTTTACTTTTGATAAGGCAGATTATGACATGGTTAAGAAGCACAGCTGGCACCTTTCGAAGAAGGGATACATCTCAACAAAGAGAAAAGGTAAGGTTGTCCCTCTCCATAAGGTGATTTTGAACTATCCTTCGTGGATGGAAGTGGATCATATCTCGAGGGACAGGACGGATAACAGACGGTCTAATCTAAGGATCTGTAACCACCAGGAGAACTGCTTCAATCAAAGCCTCAAGCGAACAAACACCTCAGGCTACATCGGTGTGAGTAGAGCCAAACGAGTGAATGCTTACGAAGCATACATCCACTTCTGTGGTAGGAAGTATCATATTGGAACCTTCGATGATTCGAGGCTGGCAGCTAAGGTTAGGGACAATGCAGCATCAATGTTATTTGGTGAATATGCTTCTCTCAATTTTCCAAAAGAATGCGGTGAGATAACTGGCTAATAAGAAAAGCGATCTGTTTGTCCCAACAAAGTTCATGCTGCCAACGTCAACCTACATGCCAGAGAGAGCAGATCACACAGTCAGGTTTATTGAGAACCTGAGACATACTAAAGGTGAGTGGTACAATCAACCATTCAAGCTCCTCCCATGGCAGGAAACAATAATAAGGAACATCTTTGGGATCATCAAACCAAATGGCTTCAGGCAGATAACTACAGCTTATGTGGAAATTGCTAAGAAGCAGGGTAAAACTGAACTTGGTGCTGCCCTTGCCCTGTACATGCTCACTGCTGACGGTGAGAGAGGAGCTGAGATATATAGCTGCGCTGCAGACAGAGCACAGGCCAGTCTGATTTATAACGTGGCAGTGGACATGATTTCATTAAGTCCTGCACTGAAGAAGAGGCTTAAGGTTGTAGCGTCCCAGAAGAGGATAGTGTATCCGGCTATGAACTCCTTCTACCAGGTGCTATCAAGTGAAGCCTACTCTAAACATGGTATCTCACCAACAGCGGTTTTATTCGATGAGACACATGTTGCCAATAGGGAGATGATGAACGTCATGCTTCATGGAGCATCAGATGCCAGAAGGCAGCCGGTGAACTTCCTGATAACAACTGCAGGAAATGACTTCAACAGCATAGGCTATGAGCTCCACCAGAAGGCTATGGATATCCTTGAAGGCAGAAAGGTGGATCCTACATTCTACCCGACTATCTATGCTGCTGATGAAAATGACGATTGGACCAATCCGGAAGTGTGGAAGAAAGGAAATCCTAGTCTTGGAATAACTGTGCAGGAAGACAAGATAAAGATAGCCTGTGAAAACGCCAGACAGAATGCTGCAGAGGAGAATCTCTTTAAACAACTTAGGCTCTGCATATGGGTTAAGCAGTCAGTCAGGTGGATGCAAATGCACCACTGGGATGAGTGTGACTTTATAGTGGATCCGGAAGAATTAAGAGGGCGCGAATGCTTTGCTGGCCTGGACCTTTCAAGTTCAATAGACATCACAGCCTTTGTTCTGGTGTTTCCACCAAGGAATGAGGACGAGAAATATATGATACTGCCTTACTTCTGGATACCAGAAGACAACTTGCAGAACAGGGTTAGAAGGGATCATGTTCCTTATGATACCTGGGAAATGCAAGGCTACATCAAAACTACAGATGGCAATGTGGTCCACTACGGGTACATTGAGAATTTTATTGAGGAGCTTGGTACAAAGTACAACATTAAGGAAATAGCCTTCGACAGATGGGGTGCTGTGCAAATGGTACAGAACCTTGAGGGCATGGGCTTTACAGTGGTTCCATTTGGACAGGGATACAAGGATATGTCACCACCAACCAAGGAGCTAATGAAGCTGACACTCGAAAAGAAGATAGCCCATGGAGGTAATCCTGTACTCCGATGGATGATGGACAACATATACGTTAAGACGGATCCTGCCGGCAATATAAAACCGGACAAGGAAAAGAGCACAGAGAAAATTGACGGAGCTGTTGCCCTGATGATGGCTCTTGATAGAGCCATCAGAAATGAGATAAAGGGTAGCGTCTATGACGAGAGGGGTATTTTAATTTTATAGATGCAAAGTACCAATGGCAAAAGTCAAATAGAGAAGCTATCAAACTTTTAATAATTACTCCAATGTGATATAATAATCTGCAAGTGGTAGAAAGAGTAAACGTAATTGTAAAGTAAATGAAATGTAAATTTTTTTAAATACGTTGCAAAAAAATTGCGTTTAAACTATACTTAATTTACAGATCAAACCCTTACCGTCCGCGGTGGGGTTATTTTCATTATTGGGGGTATTTATGTGTACAAGGCCGTTTTCAACTTTGACTGAACAAGTGAAAATTCTTGAGTCTAGAGGCCTGATAATTAGTGATGGTGAAAAAGCACAATACATTTTGTCTCGGGAAAACTACTATAATGTTATTAATGGCTACAAGAAACCATTTTTAAAAAAGGATCTTGATGGGAATGTATCTGTTCCTGAGAGATATTCAGAGGGTTGTACCTTTGATGAAATATATGGATTATATAATTTCGATAGAGACTTAAGGATGATATTGTTAGGTGCCTTGTTAAAGTTCGAGACACACTTCAAAACTTCATGTGCTTATCACTTCTCTGATAAATTTAGAGGACCCTATGCCTATTTAGCGATAGAAAATTACTCTAAAGAGAAAGATATGCTATCCAATGTGTTAAATAACATTGCTACTTTATCGAATGAAATAAATAAAAATACTAAGAGAAATCAATCAAAGACTGTATACATAAGTCATTATATCGAGAATCATGACTGTGTTCCTTTATGGGTATTAGTAAACACGTTAACTATTGGAAACATGTCGTATTTCTATAGCGCAATTGATGGCTCAGTTAAAGATAGAATTGCTAAAGATTTTAGCGAGCAATTTAAGAGTGATTATAAGTCAATAGAAAAGGTTGGCAGTGAAGAACTTGAGCAAGTAGTAAAAGCGGTGAATTTATTTAGAAATGTATGCGCTCATGAAGAGGTATTATTTCTATTTAAATTGATAAAAGGAGTTAAATATTCAATCTTTACAAAATTTTACAGAAATAGCACTATCGATGAAGCAGCAATTAGAGAATCAAATTTGTATTCACTAATATGCATTTTAAAAATTGTATTATCGAAGACTGACTATATGTACTTAATCAACAGCCTTGACAACCTGTTTAATAGATACAAAGTAGAGTTTAAATCTGTTCGATTCGGGGATATTATTAGGTTATCAGGTTTTAAAGAGACATGGAAAGAGGATCTAAACTAATAGAATATGATATAAAGGCATCGCAAGATGTCTTTTTTTATGGGGAAAACAGTACCAAATGGTATTTTCCGATTTACATTAATTTCAAGACTTGCTTGCTATATATAGCTTCTAGAGTGATATATGTAATGACAAAACAGTTTGGAGGGATTAATGTATGAAAAAAGGTGATTTTCTAATCACAAAGAACGGAAAGACAACCTGCAAGATCATCGGCAAATGGGGCAGCGAATTCATTCTTGAGAACGTAAACGAACCTTATGAAGATGTAATGATGTACAGCGAGACAGAGCTTGAGAGCCTAATCAAAGAAGGTACATTTAAAATGCTCCATCCAACAGGAATTAAGGTTGAGAACATCAAAGCGGTTGAACTGGTGAAAGGGCTAATCGAGATGGTTGAAGGTGACCTGGAGATTGTAGGCACGAAGGTAAATATCACTGCACACAAGTATGCAAGCAACATTCTTGAGGAACTTAATAGTGCTTTGGAAGAGTTGGAGGAAGAAAGATGAAAGACAGGTTTTTCACTCAGAAACGCTGTGACAGGTGCCATAAGGAACTCAAGGATGGAAGGATAATGTCAATGTTCAATACTGACTGTATATGCATGGAATGTTGGCAGAAGGAAATGAAGGACGAGGACTACAAGGAAGCGGTTGAGGCTGAGAATGCGGAGATAAGGAAAGGTAACTTCAACTATGAAGGTATAAGGGGAGATAAGCGCAATGGCTAAGGCAGTGTTCTTAAGGAAGCCAGTTGATGTTGCAGAGCTCAAATCGAGGGCCACAAAGCCCTCAGAGGGCAGCCAGTTTGTAATCGAGGAGATAGTGGAGCTTACCCAGGCTGAGTACGACAACTTCGCTAATAACCTTCTTGACGACTATCCTTTCATTGAGCAGAACCTACATGCCATGTATGTGGACACTAATGGCGTCTACCACTGCATTTATATCAAGGCTGAAGGGGCTAAGGAAGGCATACTTTGCGAGTCTGAAGGTTACAATTTTTGCCGGTATTCGAGCTACTACGCAGAACCAGGACTCATAACGGACAAGCTTAGGGAGCAGATTTTGGACATCAGGGATTCTGGTAAATATAGCATGTTTGATATTTATGGTGTCCAGAGAGAAGCCTACAACAATGACTACTTCGAATTAGTATTGTTCATTGATGAGCACAAGAAAGAATACCTGGAATTCATACTTTATGGAGAATAGAAATCACTAAGCACTTCAAAAGAGGTGCTTTTAGTTTGAGAAAAATTACGATTTAGGAGGTACAGAATGCAGATACCTATACTTGGGAGGCTATTCAGGTCAAGGGATAAGCCTGTTTCAAATACATACTTCGGAAGTAACTACAGCTTCTTCTTTGGAAGCACAAGCAGCGGAAAGACAGTGAACGAGCGAACCGCAATGCAGACAACAGCGGTGTATGCATGTGTCAGGATACTTGCTGAAACTATTGCCAGCCTGCCACTTCATGTATATGAGCATACATCTAATGGTAAAGAGAAGGCCCTAGGCCATCGACTTTATCGGATACTTCATGACGAACCAAATACTGAGATGACTTCATTTGTGTTCAGAGAAACACTTATGAGTCATCTTTTACTTTGGGGAAATGCCTATGCCCAGATCATAAGAGATGGAAGAGGCAATGTGATTTCCTTGTACCCGTTGTTACCAGATCGAATGGTTGTAGATCGAAATACCAATGGTGATCTGATCTATGAATACAGAACTGAGCTCGGCTCCACAAAGCTAATGAGCTATGATGTGTTACACATTCCAGGCCTAGGTTTTGATGGTATTGTTGGATATTCACCAATAGCAATGGCAAAGAATGCTGTGGGCATGGCCATAGCAACCGAAGAATATGGAGCAACCTTCTTTGCCAATGGAGCTAATCCAGGAGGGGTCCTCGAACATCCTGGGGTGGTTAAGGATCCTAAGCGCGTGAGGGACAGCTGGAATGCGGTTTATCAAGGAAGCAGCAATGCCCATAGAGTGGCTGTCCTAGAGGAAGGTATGAAGTTCCAGAGCATAGGGATACCACCTGAGCAAGCACAATTCCTTGATACTAGAAAGTTTCAGACTGAGGAGATCTGCAGGATCTTCCGAGTGCCGCCACATTTAGTGGCTTCACTTGATAGAGCTACATTCTCGAATATCGAGAATCAGTCGATAAGCTTCATAGACAACACAATAATACCTTGGGTATCAAGGCTTGAGCAGTCCATGCAAAAGGCCTTGTTTTCATATGACGACAAAAAGAAATACTTCATTAAGTTCAACCTGAACGGAAGGCTTCGAGGTGATGCGGCATCAAGAGCGAGCTTCTACCAAACAATGAGACAAAACGGAATTATGTCTGCTAATGACATTAGGGAACTTGAGGAAATGAACCTGATTCCAGAGGAGCTTGGCGGTAATAAGTACATGGTAAATGCTGCCATGATGGACATGTCTGTTGTACCTAATCTGAAAGAATCAATTACTGAAGGGGGTGAGAAAGAAAATGAAAAGGAAGTTTTGGAACTGGGTGGAAGGAGATGAGGGGCGCACTCTATACCTTGATGGGGCAATAGCTGATGAAACCTGGTATGGAGACGTGCGCTCGGATAGGGCATAAATAA